GCCGCGGCATTGATCGCCCAAGTCCAATCAGCCGACATCGAGGTGGGAACAACGAAGTGCTTGTTCGTTGCTCCGTCGATGCGGAGGAAATCGGAAGTAGCGGAGAGAGGCATGATGATTCCTAGTTACTGAGGTTCGGGGAGTTAGCGATCCTCCGCTGGACCTCATCGCGGTAGGCCGGATCTGTGTGGTATCGCTTGTCGTTCATCGCGGAGGTGGCGTGAGCCCACGAGGGGAAGCCAATGCCGGTGGACGGAGCAGCATCGCCACCAAGGAGCTCGGGGTCTTGCGAGCGGGACTCGCTGAACTTGACCTTGAGACCTTGGAGAGCGAGACGGATGGCGTTCGAGTCGCCTCCCTGAATGAGGGAGTTGAAGGCCGCACGTTCCTCCGCGGGGAGTTTCTTTGCGGCCCAGTCCTTGAACTCCCCGAGCTCGGCCTTGTCGGCGAAGATACCGCTGAGGGTGATCTCCGCCTGAGCCTGGATGCCCTTGATGTACGAATCGACCAGGGGCTTCGGGATGCCTTTGGCCTCAAGGGCTTTGATCGACGCTTCACTCAGGGAGCCGGTGTTGGAATACTCGGCGGTGAGGGCGTTGATGTCGAAGCCCTGAGACTCTGCCGGGGTGTCGGGAGCCTTGGTAGCCTCGGTGGGGATGGCCGAAGGGGTCTGCGGAGTCGGGGCCGGAGCCTGACCGCCGAGACGTTTCTCAAGGTTGGTGTACGCCTTGGCGAGTTCATCGACCTTGGGCTTCCCGCCCTGAGCATCCCAGAACTTCTCGGGGATGTACTCAGGGCGGGTGGGGGAAGTGGGAGCTTGTGGGATCAGGGACGGACCCGGAGCCGCGGGGAGCGTGTTGATGGTCGTGTCTGACATTACATTCCTTGCTGAGCCTGAGCCGCACCGGCTACAGCGTTGACCACGTTGGGGCCAACCTTCTGAGCGAGTGCGGCGTTCTGAGCCTGAGCCTGCTGCTGCTGGATCTCATCCTCGGACTTGACAAGTTCCTTGGAGTCCTGAGAGAGAGCCGCAGCTCGTCGGCGGAGGTAGTTGGGGATCTTGATGTACTCGATCGCCTGTGGGCCGAGAATCTCTGCGGCACCTCGGATGAACTCATCGAGGGCTTGGAGATCAGCCGTGCGGCCTAGAGCGTCGATGCCGCCAACGATCGTGATGTCCACGGTGTCGTCGGGGAGGTCTGGGAGTTCCTTCTTCTGCTCCATCCGGTACTTGATCCACCGGACCAGCGGGAGCTGGTACTCGGCGGCAAGGGTGGAGTAGATGCCAGCGTTGGACGAATCGGCCTCGTTAGCGATCAGCCGGATCTCTTCTGCGGTGACTCGCTCCGCATCGCGGCGGAGGTTGATGGTCATAAGGAAGACCGCAGAGAGACGCTGGATGATCGAACTCAGGGCTTCCTGAGCGGCCTGAAGGTCGAGCTGCTTGTTGATCTGAGGGACCGTGACATCCTCGGCAGAGCCGGGACGGACGGCTCCTGACTCCGCATCCACCACATCGGCAATGTCGGTGACACCGCCAGGGTTGACGAGATACAGGAGCTTGCTCGCAGCGAGTGCGTAGGCGATGACCGACTGGTGGAGCGACTCCACCGCCGAGACATCTCCGGCGTAGTCCTCAAGCAGGGACCGAGCGTAGTGCTCTCCGTCCACCTTGCCCCAGCGAAGGGCGAGGAAGCGGGGGGTGTCCTTGGGGTACTGGCCCTTTGACTTCGGGATAACGACATCTTCCACTTCCTGATGGATCTTCCAGAGGTTCTTCTCCAGCTTGATCCAGGTGTAGATGTCGTACTCGTCCATCTTCTGACGTTCGGGCTGATTCAAGTTCTGCCGGTTGATCTGTTGGATCACCTCCTCGGTTAGGGCAGAACGGGCAACGCTCTCCTTCAGGAGGAGCTCGACAAGGTTGCCCTCACGGTCTCGAACGCAGACGAATGAGTGGAGCGGGTAGACCTTGGGATTCGGAGCACCGAGATCGACCGCGACATTGCCCGAGACCTGGAGGTGCTGGGCGATGACGTTGCACGTTCGGCGGTGGCCGAGCGATTCGATCTGGCGGTGGATGAGGGATTCGGCGTTGGAGAGAGCCTCAAGGATCTCTCCGGGTACATCGAGGCCGGTACTCGCCGCGGCCTCTTCGAGCTGCCGAGCCACCTTGGGCTTGGGCTCGAAGCGGAACGGGCGACGGTTCGGGGGGAGGAGCGAAAGAGTGAGCTTTGAAGCGAAGCCTGAGACACCCTGGGCAACGAATGACTGCCACGGCTTGTAGAACTCGGTGCTTTCAGAGGCACCGTCAGGGGGGTAGAGACGGGGAAGCGAGTGCTTCGCCATGTCTCTTGCACGTCTCAGGTACGGCTCGCGTTTTTCGGCGAGCTTCTTGTAGCGTTCACAGGCAGTCACTCGCCCCAGAGGGGACGTTGCCATTGGTTAGTTGAGTCCCTTTGTGGCTCCGGGAAGGAGCAGGTCGTTTCGGAAGGCAGAGAGGCCGGTGGGTGCGTTCGGAGCGGCCTTACGCTTGGCCGTAGGTGCGGCCACGGGAGAGGTCTGCTCGGGTGCCTTGGGTGGCGTCGGAGCAGGGGGCGGGGCAGAGGCGGCGGGAACCGCCTTGGGGCCGCTCGGGAACAGACACATGCGGTCAGACTCCTATGGGTTTGTCGAGCTTTGCTCGGGTCTTTGCGTCGATGGCTTTGTGCCATGTCTCGATCTTCGAGATCAGCTCTTGCCTCCCGGCCTCCATCCAGATCTCACGATCGGACTGCTTGGCTTGGGGCGGCTTGAGAGGGAACACCTTCTTGAGGTGATCCACCAACGACTTCGGTACTTCAAGTCCTTCGATCAAGCGTCGTCGTCCTTTGGTGGAAGGGTCATCGGCGGGATGTCAGAATGGGGAATGGGCTTGCCGGTTCGCAGCTCAATCACTTGCTTGCCGAGAGTCTTCAGAATGAAGATCTCGAACAGTGAGCCGCGGGAATGTTTCCAACCCGGCAGGGCCACCCCCATCGTGGCGTCAGAGAGATGGCGGATGTCGCGTGCGAGGTATGCCTCCCACGTTTCCTCCCCCTTGATGGGGTCGGTTTCATCCAGCTCATCGGGGGAAATGACAACCGCCCCGAGCTTCCGTAGCTTAGCGGCTACCTTGCGGAAGGCGGGGCGGTTATGGTCAGCGTAGCCGGTCATTGGACCGGTGATGTAGACGGTCTCACCTTTCAAGACGAAGGTGCTCCTTTGGAGGTGTAGTCGGGAAGTCCGTTCATAAGCGACTCCGGCAGGAGGCCGCGGGAGACCGCTTCCTCTTGGTGGATCATCGCCAGGACATTCCATGCGGCAGCGGAGAGGTGGTCCTCATCCCGCATACCTTCGAGGTGTTTGAACAGATGGCGGAGAGCGGAGTCGAGATACCGGGCTTGGGGTTGGCCCCGCTCCCAGTTTCGATCGCCGTACTTCACCGCCCCGTTCTCGAAGTGTTCAGCGAGTCGGCGGAGAGCGAGCGGGGAGAGCAGGTCGTATCGACCCTTGCCCTCTCGGGAATCCCGCTTCGATCCGGTGTCAAACTCCTCTCGTTGGCCGGAGTCTTTCACGGCTTCAAACTGAGGCAATAGGATCTCCTTCTGCGGTAATACTGGTAAGTGCCCCCCACGAAACAGGGAACAGGGGGGCCATGATCGAGTCCACCGCCTTCGCGTACTGCTGGATCTCCCACTGGGCGTGGGGGTCCAGGCGGAGGGAGCAGATGCGGTGGATGGCGGCGAGGGAGGCGGTCATCCAGATTTCGGTGTAGGTTGACAGGGGGAGGACCATGCGGGCCATCTCGGGGGCACAGCCTGCTTTGAGCATGGCCTCGTAAACACCCCGGCTTGCGTCGATGGCGAAGCCGTAAGCGGAGTCACAGGTGAGGTCAGAGCTGCCCGTGAGGACATCCCCGCTCCCCTGCTTGATCCCCTTCTCCGGCCTGCCACGCCACTCCATCGGGATGTAGAACTCAGGCTCCGAGTCCACATACCTTCGGCTCACCTCGTTGTACACCACTCCCACGTTCGACTTCATCCACTGACGAGCGACGAAGATCGGGAGCTTGATGTGGAGGGTGACTTGCGGGTGGGCGAAGGGGGTCCAGTGCTTGTGCTTGGCGAGGTACTGGATGAGCCGCTTGTCGGCTTCGGTGAGGGACTCGCTGCGTTTGTTGAATGAGATCCGTGCAGCGTTGACCACGGTGAGGTCAGAGCCCATCACGGATTCGAGACGGACGAAACCTTTGTCGAGGACTTGGGTGGGTTCATTCACTCAGGGTTCCCTCCACCACCTCCACCGGAGGAAGCGGATTGCGAACCACCGCGACAGCCCTGTACACAACGAACTGAGTTCCGGGCGGGTACCGCTCCATTCGGGCCAAGTTAGCCTGCGGGATGGCTTCCTGCGGGGTCTTGGCGAGCATGTCCGTGCTGAGATTCTGCATCGGGTAAGCGAAATACGCTCCGATCACTTGCTTGGGGTCCATAGCCGAACCTTCCTTTCCTTGAAGTCATAATCACTCGCCCTACAGATTCTCGCCACGCGGGCCTGAACCAGGGCGTCATCTTCTGTCATGAGCCGCGAAGCGAACGCTTCAACAACTCCCTCCCATCCGCGATCGAGGAACTTCTGAGCCTTCTTTGGGCCGAGTCCTGGACAGCCTGGGTATCCGTCCGTGGGATCTCCCACGATGGTTTGGAACAGGTGGAACCGATCCGCTTCCTTCTCGGAGATCTCCACCACTCCCTCCTCGGACTTGTTCGGATTGAACAGCAGGCCGGGGATCTGCTTCATGTCCTTGTCCGAGGTGACGATCACCTTCTCGCCCTTGATCTTCGATCCGGTCGAGAGGATGCCAAGGATGTCGTCGGCTTCGAGACCGGGGCGTTGGTAGTTCTGATACTCGGCGATAAGGAACTCACGGAGTACGTCCAGAAGGACGGGCTTCTTCCCGTGGGTTCGGTGGGCTTTGTACGGGGGGTAGACCTCGTGACGCCAGTACTTGCGTGAGGAGCACGAAAGGCACACAATGATGTCCTTCGCGTTCACCGCTTCGAGCAGGGTCTCGATCGCTTCGCGGGCACGCTTGCGGACTCCGGCTTCATCCACCGATACCGACTCCACCCCGTCTCCCCAGTCGAAGCGGGACTCGGAGGTGGCAGCGATCTGGTACATGAAAACATCTGCGTCCAGCAAGAGGGTTCTAGCCACTCATAATCCTTTGGTAAAACTCCGCTAGCCGGAGCAGCTCAGCGAGGGACGCATCCCCCTTCAGTCGATTCGCTCTCGTCGAGACGACAAGGACGTTTCCCCGTACATAGCCCAGGCCAGGCTCAAGACGATCAAGAGAAGGAGCCCGATCGCCATTCCCACGAGCCATCGGAAAGCCGAAGACAGGGCATGTAGGGGGTATCTCAAAGTCTTCTTCAAAGAGGTCAAAGGGGACGCCAGCTTCTCTCGCTCTCCGCCGTGCGTCACGGAGGAGCTTCCGCTTGGGATGTCTGTATTCATAACTAATGGGTCTCTGCCCAGTTCCTTCCGATCTTGAACTCACCATCGGTGGGGATTCTCAGGTTGAAGTCTCGCCCCGCTTGGCGGAACGCTTCCACGGCGATCTTGCCGACCGTCTCGGCGTGCTCCGGGGGAGCCTCGATCTGAACTTCGTCGTGGATGTGAAGGAGCAGGCGAGCGTCGTACTTCGGGAACTCACGGGCCATGAGGACCGTTCCCCGCTTGACGACCAGAGCACCTGCTGACTGGAGCACGGTGTTGAGAGCGGAGTGAGCAGAGCGAACGTGGAGCCGTCTCCCGTCCAATCCGTTGAGGTACGGACGCTTCGCCAAGGTCGCCTCGATGCTCGCCATGAGGCGGGCATACGCGGGGATCTTCTCGAACATCCGGTCCCGAGCCCACTGACCACGCTTGATGTTGGCGAGGGCTTCCTTTGTCAGGGCTCCCTCTGACTTCATCTTCCCGGCGATGTACTTGTTCCGCTTGCTTAGGGCCGTGGCTTGGGCCTCGGCTTCGGCAGAGGCTTCCAAGGGGCCAAGGCTACTTCCAAGTTTCTCATCTCCGGCCCCGTAGATCAGGGCGTAGATTCCGGTCTTGGCAGAGTTCCGTCCTTCCTTGCCTGGGGGAAGTCCAAACACGGATTGGTTGAAGGTATGTACATCTCCGTCGAGTACGGTGCGACCGTACTCACCGGAATCGAACGCGGCGAGGTAGTGGGAGAGCATCCGGAGTTCGAGGCCGGAGGCGTCCGCACCGACGAGGACTTTGCCCGGCGAGGGCTCGAAGAGGCTTCGGCACTCTTGGCCGAACGGCGTGCCGACCCGCGGGACTTGGGCGAGGTTGGGCGACGAGTGCGTGCAGCGGCCCGTGACCGCCCCGTTCGTGTTGACCGAGCCATGAATCCTCCCTTGTTTGGTTGCCAGTTTCATCCATGCCTGAGCACCTTCTGCGATCTGCCCGATGCGTTTCTGTAGGAGGAAGAACTCCGCCAGCTTCTTCGCCTCCGGGTAGGGCAGACTCTCAAGAGTCGTTTCATCCACCTGCGGGAGACCCGTCTCGGTTCTCCTCGCGGGCTTCCAACCGAGCTTCATAAGCCGATCAGCGATCTGCTGACGGCTCGCCGGGTTGAAGGGGGTTGTCTTCTTCTTGGTCTTGAGCTGCTTGACGTTGGGCTCGAAGGTCTCTTCCATCTCCATGCGGAGAGCGGCTCGACGGGCGGCGAGGTCTGCGTACAGAGCAGCGGCCTTGGTCGAGTTGAAGCAGACTCCCGTGCGTTCCATCTCCGCGATCACTTCTTGGAACTCATGCTCCAGCTCGATCGCTCTCTCGCTGTAGGCCAGCGAGTTGAAGTGACTGAGCAGAGCCTTCGTCACCACCACATCCTGCTCGCAGTATCGCTGCATCTGCGGAGTCCATTCGGACCAGTCGGCTGTTCTGCCGAACGAGTCCTTCAGAACACCGAGTCGATAGCCCCATGCTTCGAGAGAGTGGGAGCCGATGAGCCGAGCCGGGAAGCGGGGGTCTTTGCGGACCCGTCCCCGGTCGAGTTCTTCGAGGTTGGTGTAGATGAGCCGGGAGTACCTGAGGGTGTCTCGGACCTTTCCGTCCCACCGCCACTCGGGGGCGAGCTTGCGGAGGATGGGGAGATCGAACACCAGTGCGTTGTGACCGATGAGAAGGTCAGCCGAGGCGAGAGCATCGAGGCCGTCCTCGATGGTCCCGCTCGTGCGGTCCCGGTCTTGATGGTCGTGGTAGGAGTGGCGTTGATTGGTCTGTAGGTCGAGCGTGACGAGGGAGTGGATCTTCGTGGAGTCGCCGAGTCCGTTGGTCTCGATGTCGAAGATCAATGTATTCAATCAGGCTCCGTTTCGATCGTTATGCGAACCCGGCGACCCGGCTCTCCGTTGTCATCGGTGGTCAGGGCGACTTCGTGGATCGCAGTCCCCATCGCTTCCTTGATGTAGACCGCAACAATGTCGTGGACTTCCTCCACGGGGCTCTCGGGGAACAGAACCCCGAAATCGATTGTCGTTGTCTTTGATTCGCTCATAGCTCGCTTCCTGCTTGGACGGTCGAGAATCCGTATTCGCTAAGCCGCCCGGTGTCTTTATCCCACACCAGAGTCCCGGCTTCGCCGAGTTCTCCGGTGTAACGGTTCTTCAGAACGCGGAGAGTGGTCTGGTCCTTGACCTCATCATCCTGCTGGTCACGTTCCAGTCCAACAACAATGTCCGACATCTGCCCAATGCCTCCCGATCCGCGGAGCTGGTTCAGCGATGTCCTGCCCCCCTCCTCGTGGCCCTTCTTCTCGGGCCGCTTGAGGTGGGAGACAATCAACATCCGGCAGTTGGCCTCTTGAACGAACGAGCGGAGGTTGGTCATTAGAACGTCGATGGCCTTCCGCTCGTCGTTCTCCTCGTTGCCCGAGACCACGATGGAGATATGGTCAAGGAGGATCGTGTCACACCCGCACCCCTTCACGAGGTAGCGGATCTTCGCAAGTAGATTGTCGGATTCCAAAGAGCCAAAATGGTCGTATAAGTAGAACCGACCGGAGCCAACGGTCTTCTGTAGGGCGGTGCGGAGTTCGTCCTTGTCCACGAGGGAGCGATCGACATTCACACGTTTACCAAGGGCAAGCGATGCGAAGATCAATGCGGTCCTCTCGACGGACTCCTCCAGACACACAACCCCGAACTTCTCGTCCGTGGTCTCGTGCATGGAGTAGATGATCTCTTTACAGACTTGACTCTTACCGATGCCCGTGCCAGCACAGAAGGTCACGATCTCCCCGCGGCGAACTCCGCGGAGGAGGGTGTTGAGAGAATCCCACGGGTAGGGGACCGAGGGTTCTTCCTTCTTGTCGAGCACGCGATCGACGATCTCGGTGCCTGCCACGATTCCGTCTGGGCGGAACTCCTTGGCAGACCAGATCGCATCGATCATCTCCTTCACCCTTCCGGCAACAAGCATGTCGCTTGCGTCCTTCAGGGGAAGGGAGGCGATGAACGCCTTTCCGGGGGTGAGCAGTTCGGCACATTCGACCGCCGCGGCTCTGCCCGCGTCGTCGTTGTCGAACATGAACACCACCCGCTCGAACTTCTCAAGCCACTCCAGAGATCGCTGGATGGCTTGCTTTGCACCGGAGGCTCCGTTGGGGATGGAGGCCACCGGCCATCGGTTGTCCTGGACCTGAGAGACCGAGAGGGCATCGAGCTCCCCCTCGGTCAGGACAACCATCTTGCCCCCGTCCCGCCAGAGGTGCTGACCGTAGAGGCCAGCTTCCTTGATGTCGCCCTTGGTCAGGAACTCCTTGTCGGGGAGCCGGATCTTCTGAGCGACGATCTTGGTTCCAGCCAAGTCGTACAGGTTGGCGACATGGCACTTCTTTCCGTGGAGTTCCGTAACCCCATAGCCCCACTTGCGGCAGGTCTCTTCGGTCAGCTTTCGCTTGGGGAGGGGCTTGTATTCCCAGTCGGTCAGGAGAGATGAGGCGATCTTGGTTCTCCGTATGGGCTCTCCTTCGGCCCGCTCGTAGTGCTTACAGCCGAGGCTGAAGCAATGAGCGTGGCCGTCTGAGTAGCGGGCTAGGGAATCGGATGAGCCGCAGCTTGGGCAGGGCTCGTGGCGGAGGAAGGTTGATTCTTCGTGGTTCACTTCTTCCATTTCACTCGAAGACACACATGGGCTTTCTCGCCCACGTTCGCCCACCGTTTACTCACGGCGGCTCTTTCAATCTGCCAGTCATCCACCCACACCGCACCCGTGGCGGCGTCGGTTACAGCCTTGAAGTAGTTATCCACGTCCGGCTTAGGGAACGGGAGCTTGGTAGACTTGGGCCGATCGCAGACGATCTCGACCTCTGCCTCACAGATTGCGGGGCAGGGGGTACAGGGGTTGTCGAAGTAGGATCGAATCCGCTTCGACATCTCGGCCTTGAAGTCCTTGTACCTCTTCGGGTAGTAAGACCATCCCTGCCGGGTCACGCGAGGACGGGCGGCAGGGACGGGCTCAATGTCTACCTTGATGGTCAGATCCCAGGAGGTTCTGGGTTTACTCAAAGATCGCCGTCTCCGGTGTCCTCGGCATCGCCCTTCGCACTCGCCGTCTCCAGCGGGGACTCGGCGGTGAAGCCGTCCTCCTCACCGAAGCCGAAGCCCTTGGCATCCCGAGCAGCGAACTCCACGAGGTTGAGCACCTGCACCGCTTGGAGCGAGAGCTGGATACCGAACTGCTTGGAGGTCGTGATCTTGATGTGGCGGGGGCGGAACGATGCCTTGATCGTGGAGCCGCGCCCAATGCGAACGTCGTCGGCAAGGGGCTTGCCCTTGGCATCGAAGCAATGGATCGTGACGTTGCGGATCTCCTCGGTCTTCTTGTCCTTGAAGGTGGCGTTCTGCTTGAACTTGAAGACGATCAATCCGGTCTCATTGCCCTCTGCATCCGTGTCGTCCTGATACGGGAGGTAGGGCTTGTAGGTCTTGACCTTCGGATCTTCCTTGGTCAGAGCCGCCTTGGCCTCCGCAGTCCACTCCTCGATCTGCTTGATGAACGGAGCAGCGGCCTCCTTGGTCATCACGAGCTGGAGATCGAAGACGCCATCAGCGTTGAACTTCGTGCTGGGTTTCTGGATGTTGGCGAACTTGATCTCGCCAGCGGGGGTGGTGTAGTTCTTGCGATTAGTCTTGGTCGTGGTCATCTTGTGAATCTGACTCCGGTTGAAAGTTGCGAATCGTTTCTGCCAGCATCTCGGCGGAGTGCTCGCCCACCCCGATAGCCAGGGTTACAGGGCGACCGCCGGTAGTAGCAGCGTTGATGAAAGCGAGGTCTGCACCGCTCTCGATGCAGGAGGCGAGGAGGATGATCGTGCGGCTGAGCATGTGATCCGCCCATGCGGGGGATGCCTTGTTCAGCAGCGTCAATGCCTTCACGGTCAGGGGGCGATCGTGCTCGATCTGAGCGAGGATCGCGGCGAGAGATTCGGGGAGCTGCTCAACGGTCTTCTTCTTCCGCGGCTTCTTTGCCACTAGAGTTCCCCGTTGATATACCCCACGGCTCCGCGGAGTTCAGCACTCTCGGAGCCGCGGGTTCGGTGGAGGATGTTCCGGCTGACTTCGAGGATGTTGCCCGCCGCTCCGACGTGGTACTTCTCTAGAAGAAGCGTGAATGCAACGCCGATAGCAGCGAGCTGAGTCTCTGCGTCAAAGTTCTGGAGCTGGTTCGCAATCCGCATCGAGGCGGCACCGACCGCAACGGGGTCAACGAGCGTGAGCTTGTCCGGGTCGTAGGCTTTGAACTTGTTGGGAATAACTCGTCTCCGAAGAGGATGATGAAATAGGCGAGCAAGGCACCGACGATGAAGCAGGCGGAGTGGGTGATAATCAGCGGTTCCAAAGTGTCCCCCTCCCGCCCTTCCACCAGTCGGAGATCTTCTTCTGCCAACCGGCTCGGCCCTGGGCGATGTCCACCACTGAGCGGGTGGCCCTGGTCTGGATCTGATTCGCCTCAGCGGCGAAGGTGCGGTAGGTTTCAGAATGGCCGAGCTTCTCGAAGGTGTTGTCAACGGACTTGACAATCTCCTTCACGCTCCGGTTCTTGATCCAGAGCTCACGAGCGATGGAGCCGACCGAGACCACCAGAACCGCAGCGGCGATCCACGCGGAATACTCCATCACGAAATCCAGGAACATCATGCCCGCGATTGCACCTGCAGCGATGAAGGCGGGGAGGGCGGTGTTCATCCGGCCAGTCAGGGCGAGGATGCCGAAGACACCGAGGGAGATCCCGCAGATCCAGTAGGTCATCGCCTTTAGATTGGCGAGGCGGCGACCGCTCTCTTGCTCCAGCTCCGCGTTCCGCTTGCGGAGGGAATCGACCACCTTCCCGAGCGTGGTGATCTGAACCTGGGCCTCACCGATCTTCGTGGTGAGGGCAGCGATCTGGTGGAAGGAATCGTTCTGCTCTTTGTTGTGGGTCAGGACGACATCGACCTTGGGCTGAGTCTCGGGAAAGTCCTTGGCGATGTCTGCCGCGGCCTTGCCGGTCTTCTCGTTGGCGACGAGACCGGACTTAGCGGCGGTCTTGAGTTCGTCCCCGAGGGTCTTGACATCCGGCGTGGATGTCGGCGGAGGCGGGGTGTAGCTGGAGCAGGAGACGATGATCGAGGCGGAGAGCGTGACGATGAGGAGACAGAGGAGGGTCAGTGTTCGTGTCGTCATGGGGGTCCTTTTATTTGCCACCGACCGTGTACGGGTCCAGTCCATCCTGAGCCCACGAGTCGATGTCGGGGCACGGACAGTCCGCAACATGCGAACCGTGCAGCGTGCAGAAGAAATCGTCACAGTCCGGGCATGGAATCCAAGCCGGAACGGGGACACGGCCAATCACTTCGAGGAAGGCGCGGAGGAACGTCGCCGCGAGTTGGGGAACGATTGCATTGCCATAGCCGCGGAGACGCACTACACGATTAGACGAGGCATTCGCCTTGTAGGCCTCTGCCCGATGCGCTTGAGCAAGCCGTGCCAGAATCCGTGACAGTTCGCACATAGGGTCTGTAGATTCTGGGGAGTGTTGTTCATCGGGTCCCCATCCACATGATGAACCCCCAGATCCCTGCTCATTCCGCAAGCCTCGCAGTAACCTTCGATGTGCTTCCTTGCTCTCTTTCGAGACGCGGCCACTGTTGGAGGCTCCGTCGCATGTTGCCTCGCAACAGAGCAAGAAATCGAGCAGAACCTTCGCCTCATGTAGTTCGAGAAGCATTCCAGTTGATTGTTCCGCCCCACCCGCTTGCGGTTGAAAGCGGTCCCGCAATACTCGCAGAACTTCACTGGGGTTGGTTTTGTTGTCATCGCCATAACGAGAGATTTCCTCTAGTCCTTGCTGCTCGATCTGGCGCATTCGCACCAGGCACTCGGAAAACCCAGGAGCCAGCGGGGCAAGTCCGGGTTCAATACGCCGCGTCTTTCCGTCGCCGCATGGGATGAGCTCGGAGGGTTCCCAGCCTTGGCCGCGTCGGCGGGTAGTGCTCCCCCCGATTGATTCGGGCCACCGTGGGTTACGTCCGTCGCTCTCGGAGTGTCCCACCCCGCGAGCAGAGCGTGCTCGCTCAACTGCCCCACTCTCTGACCCGGCTTCGAGGATCCCTTGTAATCCGTCGCCCCCGGGCTCGCCCAGCCTGCCACCTTCGCCACCATCTGAAGGTCCGAGAGGCAGATCCCCATCTTGCTCCCCCGAGCCACGGATTCCCGTTTGCGGCGGAGGAAGTCTTCCGGCTCCCCATTGGCGGGATTGCTCACGGGAGTAGGCCACCCAGAAGATTCTTTGCCGGATGTGCGGGGCACCGATGCCCGCAGCGCACAGATCGGAAGCCCCGACTTCATATCCCAGTGCTTCCAAGTCAGAACGTACTCCATCGAACCATTCACGTCCAAGTTTGCTCGCAACCTGTTCTCCAGCGATGACTGGAGGGCGGCAGACGGAGATGTGCCGAAGCATGTGAGGCCAGAGGTGTCGGTCGTCATCGGTTCCTTTGCGTTTGCCTGCGGCGGAGAAGGGCTGACACGGGCAGGAGCCGGTCCAGATCGGGAGGTCTTCGGGCCACCCGGCGAGCTGAAGGGCGAGGGGCCACCCACCAATGCCCGCGAAGAAGTGGACCTGCTTGTACTTGCGGAGTGATTCAGAGTCCTCGGCGGTGATGTCAGCCACCACCACCTCGGCCTCCGGCAGATGCCCGTCCTTCACGAGCTGCTGCATCCACGCGACACACTTGGGGTCAATGTCTGAATATCGCTTCATCGATTCCTTTGCGTAATCGGATGGATTCAAGAAAAGAAATACGGGCTGATCTCGACCAGGCTGAGATCCAGATCCCCCTTGGGCGGGACCGGAGGAACCTCTGTTCCATCTGGGAGGAGATCTATCACATCCTGCCGGAAGTCCTCAAGGATGTCCCGGCTCTCGTGGATGTGTCGGAAGACTTGCCGGGTCACGTTGAACATGGTGTCCATGTCCGCACAGAGAGTCCCGTAGGAATCATGGACCATGAGGAAAGTCCTCAGGCCTAGATCCCAGCAGCGATTCACCGTGAGGATCATGCACGCCGCGTCGTACGAGTGGACGAAGTGAGGACCGGCGGAGGAGGCTTGCTTCCGTCGATCGATCTCCTTGAGGTGAGCATCGCATCGAACGGTGTAGACCTTCTCGCCGATCTTGGTGAGCGTCTTCTTGCGAGTCATCTTCTCGGGGGCGACCTGAACCTTGAACCCCGTAGCGTGAACGGTGTACCGCAGCGGCAGTCCGTTCTGGGCACAGAGAGAGGCGAGAGATCGAACGTAGTTCATCGTCACGGTGGGGCCGGAGATGAGATCCTGGATCGCCGCCCAGATCACCCGTGACAGATACGACACCGAGATGTCCTTGGGCATCACTCGGTTGGCCTTCTTCAACGCTTCATCGACGGCCAGCTTGGTGTACTCTTCGCACGACTTGTACGTTCCCCCGTAGGGGAAGACCATCACCTGCCGCTTCACGAGTTTGCGGGTGATGCCGAGGTCGAGCCAGAAGCGGGCGAAGCGGGTGAGTTCCTCGGCGGTTCGGGACTTGGACTTCTTGGACTTGGCTCCGAACTTGGTCCCGTCTTCAGACGTGAGGAGCTGTACGACTCGATCGGCGACGGCTGAGTAGATGTCTGAAGGCTTGCCGCTTGGAACCAGGTTGACCTGAGCTCCGGCCTCTTCATCACGAGACATTGCAGCAAGATGCTGAATACCGTTGCATGTTCCATCGATCCCCACGATGAGCGAGGACTCACAAGCCGGTCCAAGATCCCGTACTCGGCGGTACTCCATGCAAGCCGCAAGGAACTGCCAAGGGGAATCTGCCTCAGTCCACCAACGATTTTCCAAGGGGCTATCGGCACATCGGTAAATGTCATCCGCCTTGCTTCGCGTCCAATCCTGCCGAGCATTGAAAGATACCTTGTCCACTCCGAAAGTGTTGGCGAGGTGGATCTCAAGCCACCGGATTCCCGCGACACCC